AACATCATAATTATTAGTTTGAAATCCTTCTATTCTCAAATCGTTAGTTCCGTCAGAAAATTTTAATAAATCGTAAAAATCAGTATCAAAACCCATAGGGATAAATTTTAAAACTACTGTATTTGTATTTGCAACTGTTGGTTGTGAAGAAAAATCATTACTTGCTTGGTCTATTAACCTTGTAGCTATTGCTCCGTCAGTAGGAATATAACTTGAACTAATAGAACTTTCTTCTAGTTGTGCGCCCCAAATTAACAAATCTCTTGAAGTAGTAGAGCCATAAGTGTTTAAAGTAATTTTGTTTGAGGTTGCAGTACCTTTAGCTTCAAGTCTTTGCCACTCTCCATTTAAAGTAAAATTGCTTTCAGCACCTTCAAGACCAAATCTTATTACTTCTCCACTTGTTCCTTTTACATACAAATAACCACTTGTATTTGAACTTGTTGTTAAACTATACTTAAGTTCTTGACTTGCACCAGTAAATAGTAATCTACTTGCATTTAAAGTTCCATCTGGAGAAGCTGAATAGTTAGGTGTTATGTAACTTGCTCCAACCCATTGTGTAAAATCCTCGCTATAAGGTAATAAGTTAGTTGATTGATTCTCTAATAATAAACTTGGACAACTTCCATCAGAATAATCTAATCTTGGCACATTTGAATTAACCTCCTCTATTAAACCATCTTTATTTACTCTTGTTGAATTTGGCTGACCACTTGCACCCTCTCTGGTAAAAGTAAAATCTCCATCTCCATTTGATGGAATAACAGAATAAACCTTTTCAGATTTATATCCACTTGGTATCATTACTAAACTTGGTGTTGCCATATTATACTTATATTATTTAAATAAGTTAATTTTATCTGTTAAACTTCTGCGTTTCTTGGATACCCATAGAATTGATGTGCTGCATTATCAGCTGGATAAACTTCATTATCTCCAAAGTCTAAATTATCTGTACTCATTATATCATAAGCAACACCATCGTAATAAATTGGAGGTGTTATCTCGTGACCATCTGGGTCATAAGTACCAGGTGTTTTTACCACCTTGCCAATATAAACAACTGCTTTTGTTCCGTTGATATACTGCATAGATGTAACGCCTTCTTCTGTTACTTCTTGCCAAACGTCTTTCTGTATTAAAACGTCTTTACCTTGTTGTTCTGTATCAAATACTGTCTTGTAAATATTCATAATTATATTGTTGTTAAATCTTCTAATTGTACGTCTGCTAATGCTTTTGGGTATATTTTAAGGTCTTTAGTTCTACCGTAGAAATCAACTAATCCAGTTCCACTATCAAATCCTACTCTGTTTAAAGTATTTATTGGAAAACTGAAATTGTTATTTTCTGTGTAAAGAATTTGACCATTAGAAGCTACTGAAAATGATGACACACTCCATTTTATAGCTAATTTTGCAAAGCCATTGCTATCAAAAGGTAAGGTTATGTTTTGACTATATAAGTCTGTGTTATTAACTTTAAAAGTAATACTGTATCTATTTTCTATTGATGATGTTAATCCGTTTACAACAATCCTGTTACTGGTGGTTGAGTCACTTATAGATATAGCACCACTTGTTGATGATAATTCAATTTTACTTATCTCTGCATACAATGTTCCTTCCTCGCTATTAATAACTGGTGTTGCATTGTTACATAATTCTTGATTTCTAGTAGCTGTTGCTCCTGATGTTGGAATATATGATGTTGCGTAGGATTGTTCTTCTAGTTGAAATCCACTTATTTCAAATGACTTTGACGACATTGAAACAGTTTTTTCAACTAAAAAATTAAAAGAACTTACCGAAGTTTGCCCAACTATATTTATCCTATAAATTCCATTACTTATAAGTATAGGTGTGCCTACTTGTGGAGTACCAGCAAAGTTAAAAGTAAAATCTGTTTCACTTGATTGAAAAGTATTTGAATAGTTTGGTACACTTCCGTCTGTCATCTTAACAAATAAAGATATACAAAAATCAACATTTGGAGTTATTGTAATTGTAGGGAAAAACGCAACCCTTCTTACTGAATTATCTCCATAATAAATACCATTCCAATCAAATATATCTGTTTGTTGAAATACAACACCTGTGTTAAAAGCGCCTGTACCTGTTGGTTCACTTGTAGCCATCAAATTAGTACTCTGTGGTTCAAGTAAAAATGCTTTTGCACCAGTTGAGTAATCTATTCTTGGTGTGTTAGTTGCAGTTGTTACTTCTTTTACTGAAACGTTGTCTATTGAGCCTATGAAATTTATACTACTTGAAGCTAAAGTTGAATTTGTGTTAGTGGCTACCCTGTACGAGGTGTAAGTTCCATTGCTTGTATGAAAACTTGAACTTGTACCGCCATAACTAAACCTGAAAGAACCTGAAACATAATTTAAAATAGTATATTCTACTTTATATGTTTTACCAACCACAGTAGGAATTGTTGTTTGACTTAATAGACCACCACTTGAACCGTCTGCATTAGCAGAACCGTTACTTATAGTCCAATTACTTGCTTTAGTCCAATCACTATCTGTTGCAAAATCTCCATTAGTCACCAATTCTGGACCTATCTGATTTGTACTTTCAATTAACCCTTGTGCATTTACAAATGTAGCTTCTGAGCCTCTAGTAAAAGTAAACTGCTCTGCAATAGTATCAAAGTCTAAATCAAATGTTGTTGCAACTGGATTTGGATATGTAAGGCTTCTTAGATTTGCATCTGTTAATCCTTCTTTGTAGACTACTAGTGCTTTGGTTTTTCCGTAGAAATTATAATTACCACTACCTTGATCAAAGTTTAATTTATCAAGTGTGTTTTGTGAATAAGTAGAGCCACTTAATTGCTCTGATTCTTTTGTTCCGTTAATCCAAATTGCAAAATCATTTGCTTTATATTTTAAAGCTACTTTATTATAATCTAAAATATTTGATAATGTTATTGTATCAATAAATGCATTAGAATCATTAACCCTTACAACAAACTTCATTTTATTAGAGCCTGAAGTATAAAATATGTTTATCCTATTACTAACGTTTGCATCTTCAGATAAACTTATAATTTTAATTGTACCATCATCAGCCAAAGCACTTATCTCTGCATACAATACACCCTCTGTGCTATTTATTAAACTAGAGTTACCACTATTGTTTGCAATATCTTGTAGCCTAGTGGAGGATGCTCCGTTAGTTGGAATATAACTTGAACTAATAGAACTTTCCTCTAGCTGTGCGCCCCAAATGTAGAATCCATCAGATTCTGTTGCTGTATAATAAGGATAAACATAACAAAGAACTGTTGAACTTAATAACTCACCAAAAGATGATACTCTCCACCAACCATTACCAGCATCTGTTATTGCTGATGTTGTTGGGCTATCTGTTGTTCCGTTATCTAAATCAAAAACAACAAAACTTGCATCTGTATTCCTTGCCCAAAACTTTAAATACCTACTATTCCCTTTAGGTTTTACATATAGAGAATACGAGTAAGTATTTCCTACCACTGTATTGACCCCACCAGCTCTAATATATGTAGAGGTAGATGTATCATCTCCTACAACTAAAGATGCATTTTGAGTTCCATCTGGAGAGATTACACTATTACTTGTAATTGTTGATTTACTTTTAGTCCAATCTGAATTGCTAAAATCCTCACTATACTTAATCAAGTTCGTACTCTGTGGCTCTAATAACCAACTTCCACAACCACTATCTGGTACTACTTCTTGACCAAGATATTCTTTAATGCTTAAATCCCAATCTATATTAAAGGTTTGCGTGCCATCATTAGTAAAGAATACAGATGCTCCATTACAAGTAAATGTTAAATCAAACCCCTCTGCTGCTACTTGGTTTTTTACATAAGACGCACCGTCATAAAGTGAATAATTTGTATTTCCACTATTTATAGTAGGTGTTCCAACAATTCTATATTGCTTCCCTATAGTTAGTGTACTCCACAAAAGCATTGGTCTTAATGATGAGCCACTTGTACCATCTGAAATAGCAGATAAACCATTAGCTGTAAATGTAAAAGTACCACCGTTTGCATTATTTATAACACCATCTGTAAGTAATTCACTTCCTAAAGCATCTTGATAACTAAACCCTTCGTAGTTTATTCTCGGTAGGTTAGTATCGTCTGTTATTTCTTTAACTGATATGTTTGTTATAGATAAAGTTGTTCCACTACCACCGCCTCTTGCTTGTACTTTAAAAGCATTTGTATTGGCTGTTGTTAAAATAAATGTGTAGCTACCATTAGCCGAAACATCACTACTAAACACATTACCAACTGCAACCCTAACACTACCTTGTATATAGTTAGAAATTACAAAAGATACGCTATATTTTTTACTTGCAGTAAGAGTAGTGCTATCTACAAGTTGTGAGCCAAAAGGTGCGTTTACAGCATTTGCTACATTATTTCCAATTTCCCAACCCGTTCCCAACGTCCAACCTTGCCCTACTTCTTTAACTGATATGTTGTCTATTGTAGCATTTAAACCAGTATAAGCACCAGTTGTTTGAAACCAAAAATAACCATCTTGCGTCATAGTAAAATAGGCGGTATATTTACCATCTACTATATCAGATGTTGATATTGGTATAACTGCGCCACCTTGAGTTCTATACGCAATAGCATTGTTAATTGATGTTGTTATATCTGCTTCTAATTTATAAGTTTTACCATTACTTAAAAAACTAACTCCTTGTTGTGATGATAGTTGACTATATTGAGAAGCGTTACTTATAAATGCTTTTGTATCATCAATTTGAAAATCTCCTACTAAAGTCCAATCTTGCCCTACTTCTTTTACTGAAACGTTGTCTATTGAGCCAACAAAATCTGGGTTTGCAGTTATAGTAAATCTGTTGTTTGTAGATACTGCCGTTATGTAAGTCGTATGGTTACCGCTAGTGGTTACGTTATCTCCATCATATCCACTTGCTACTTCAATGTTTGCAATATGACCACTTGTCACAATTATATCAAAATTAACTTTGTATGTTTTACCTACAACAAAATTAATGGTTGAGCCAAGAATACCTCCTTGTTGTTTTAAAAATGTATTAGCTGTCTGCGTTCCATCACAATTAGCACTTCCACTATTAATACTAAAACCAGTGCCTTTTGTCCAATAACTATCCGTATCAAAAGACCCGTTAGAAATTTGCTCACTTCCTTCTTGTGAAAAGTTTCCGTTTAATACTTCTTCTGTACCTATCTGTGAAAAGTTACCATTTGAAACTAACTCTGAACTGATTATCTGTACATTCTCTACTAAACCTTGTGCATTAACTCTAGTTGCAGCAGAATTTCTTTGAAAGTCAAAATCTCCATCTCCATTTTCTGGCTTTATACTTAACATACTTCCATTGTCGTATGCAGTTGGTGTAAGTAATATTGATGCTTTATCTAATAAATTATTTGCCATCCTATGTTATAATTTCAAGTTCAGTTAATGTTGCTTTTGTACAAGTAACGTTTTCATAATAGGTTGCTCTTGCCTTCAATTGTGTAAGCAAATTATCAATCACATTGTTGATTGCCGGATTTACTTGTAATTTTAACCCTAATCCTATCATAAAATAATTATCTTAAATAACAAACAACATTTCCACTTGCAACACTAACATCGTCAAAGTTTCCGTAAATTATTGATCCGGCACCTAAAGCCAAAGAAGTTATTGAAGTATCTCCACCAATTGTGTCAATATCACAAGAAATTGTTGAAGATTCTAGCGCCTGAATAGCACAAAAGTTTTCACCCGCTAACGATGTAGCAGATGCTGCAATTACTCTTAAACCCTTGTCGCCGAATGATAGTTTTTGAAATTCACTTGAATAGTATAAATCTGATGCCATTTTTTTTATTTAAATTTTATATTTACAAAAATACAAAAATTAAAATTATTTATTTTAGCCATTTTTTCTGACGGCAGAGCCAAAGAAATATCCGAAAATTGATAATACAATTCCCTCACTAATTCCAATTAAATGAATCCAAACCTCTTTGTTAGATTCCGGGATTTGTAAATATACAATCGCATAAATAATAAAAGCAAATGCGCCTAACCCAACAACACCGGTCAAGTTAAACATAAGATCAAAGCCTCCTGATTTAGCCTTTTCAACTTCTCGTTTTCTAGCCGAATCTCTGTCAGCAACTTCTAACTCATACAATTCAATCAGTTCATTGTGCAATTGTATTTTGTCCTGACTTGTTAATTCAGGCTCGTTGTCAATTAAATTTTTAACAACTCCTAAAACTCCTTTTTGTGGAAGTATATCGCCAACAAAACCCGGTATTTTTTTTAGTATAAATTGACCAACTTTTGTGTCTTTAAATTTTTTCTTTGACATTACTCAATAAATTTATATTCATCAAATGCATTAAAACTCGGACAAGCCTTTTCACTAAAATCCCTATGACCATAAATAACCGCTTTAGAATGCAATTTTTTTAGTGTTTTTAACAAGATTAAAAGACTTTCTTTTTGTTGTGGCGTTCTAGTATCTTTAGCGTCTAAACATTCGTCTAAACCTCCAATATAGCAAACACCTATTGACATTTTATTTTGGCCTCTAGAATGTGCGCCAATTTTCTCAATGTTTCTACCATAGGAAATTGAGCCGTCTAAGTGGACAATATAATGATAACCAATATCAGAAAAACCTCTTTCTAAATGCCAACTCTTTATTTCTTCGGCGCTTGTTTTTCTACCCTCAGGCGTAGCGCTACAATGAATGATGATTTTGTTTATTTGTCTCATTGTTTTGGTTTAGAAATGTGATATAAGCGTAATTAAAAAATTCTCAACTGTTGCAGTTGCTCCTGATTTATCTACTTTAACTTGAATTTTACAACCACTTGTTAAAATATCTGTATGCGTAAACAATTGAGTAGTTCTCGAATACCTTACCAAATCATTATTGTTTGCAATATTATCGTGCATAAATTCAACACTTTTTCCAGTATCAGGAAAATATAAACGTGCGTCTAATCTTGTGTTTGATGCACCGGCAGTTATATCAAAATCGTTTCTAACAATCATAACTCTACCCGCTCCAACTTCTGAAAAATCTAACGAGTTAGATGCAGAATCCCATAAATCGCCCGTTACAAAACTAGGCTTGTATGTTGTTATTGTACCGCTACCGGCCTTGTCATTTGTTAAATCCGTCCAAACGTTTTGCGTCAAGTTTATTGGCGTAGTAGTAGTTGCTGAATCCTCATAATCAACCCAACCACCGATTGAATCGTATAAGGAATTTACAGAGTCTTTTATTTCGTTTATATTGGCAGCAGTTACCTTATTAACTTCAGGAAGTGCTGAGGTTTGATTGTCTGATTTTGTTGAGAAAGTTATTTTAGCCATTATTTATATTTTATGATTGTAATTCGTTTTGTAATTCACTTTGTAAACCTCCAACTGCGTTAATCTGTTCAATCTTATTAGATAGTTCAATTATACCTCTAAAATAAGTTGAATCTGCTAGATCATCTTCTAGATAAGTAACGCCATTGTTTTCGCTTGTATAAACATTAAATCCGTTAGGCGATAAATCAATATAGTTTGCAGACCTAGTTCTAAGTTTTTGTAAGCATTGAGATACCATTAAATTAGTATCTAATTGCCCACCATCATCCGAATAAAATTTTGAAATACATTCTATTCGTGTTATTGTTTCAGTTATAAATGATTGTTGGTTTTGGTCTGTTTCGTCTGTTGAAACTGAATAAACTCTAATCAATGGATAGGTTGCATCCGTTGGAATACGATTGTAAACCGGTACGGCGACATTGTTAATTAAAACGTTGCCATTTAATTTTGCAATAATTCCTTTTCTTACATAGTGAATCGCCTCTAACATCTTATTTTATTGCTTTTTTAATTTCGCCATTTAAACGAGTTAATAATTTTTTTAAACCTATTCTAGCAGAGCCAAAGAAAAACGGCTGAGGTTTCATATAACCCGGCTTTGAGCCTTTAAACTGTGCCGCATAACTCTTTGGTATTCCAAGCTCTAGCATATCGTCAAAAGTTACAAAAGCACCCGTTCCAAATTCTACATAAGGCGCATATTTTGCTCCGGCTATAACCTCAACAGTTTTGCCTTGTTTTTGATACCTTATTGATTGCCTTAATGTACCCTTATCAACTGGCGCAGCTTTTTTTGCAATTCTTGAAATATCAGCACCAGTCTTTCCAAGTTCATTTGAAAGAGTTGTTTTATCAAATGTTCTTAAATTGTCTAACTTTTTTTTAAGTTGAGCCAAATCAGATTGGTCGATTTTAATATTCATTTTATTGAGATTTTGTTGCTAATAATTTAGTATAAAAATCTAAATCAAACTCGTACTTTTCATTTATACGATAATTCTTTGTACCGCCCTCTAATGTAAATATATCTCCTAATTGAATTAAATCTGCGGTATTTTTACGCATCATTATTTCAATCTGAATGTCTTGCGTTCTTTTGCCTAGTTTATCGCTTATATCTCCGCTAATTTGTTTTAAGTTACACCATACGGTTGCAACCTCTGACAAAGTAGAATTAAACCCGCCAAATTCATCAGGCGACTTAACTAATCGCTTTATTGTTATTTTAGAATCTAGTTTTCCGGCGTCCATTAAATAAACATAGTTTTATAAGACGTTAAAATTTGTCTTGTTGATGTTGGAATATCAGAAACGATTGTTCCGGTAATAAAATCCGCTCTATTATCGTAATATGTTGATATAAGTTGCAACATCGCTTGTTTTACTAAAGAATCATTTATCCCTAATGTTACATAGGTAATTTTAACTCTTTCGGCAGAGCCTCCATCTAGTTCAATCGTTTCATTATCTAAACCAAGTATTTCATAATCAGTTGTAGCCGTTCCATCAATAGTTACCTCTGAAATACTAGCAATCGGGCCAAAAGGTAAATCGAATAAACCATTTGTTGTATCTAAGTAGTACGTTCTATTTTTTGGAACAATATCTCTTGAAATATAATTTTCACACCATATTCTAGCCTGAGAAATCATTGCAGTAATTAAATTATCGTCTGCGCTTGTGTCAATACGTGCGTAGTCTTTAACATTTTGAGCCGTTAATATTTCATTCCCGGTTGTTGCGTTGATTTTAATTTGTCTCATCTGATTTGATTTCTTTATATTCAACCTTTAGTTCTTTAGTCTCAAAGGTTTGTTTCTCTTTCTTTTTAGATATCT